CACCTTGAGGGATCATTTATACCGAAGCGATCTCTAACTGTCATAGGGTGGAGTACCTCCTCGCCAACCTTATAGAAAGAGTCATGAGCCTTTACAGCCCCGGTATACTTCCAATTAGTAGCTTGGTACACAATTCCAGCATGTCCTTGCGCGGAATCTGCATAACTTATTACAGCAGATGGCTGTTGTGTAAGCATTTGTAAACTATGGGATATTAGGTAGCTTGCACCATTTTTTGTACCAGAATCTACTACAAGTCTAGTAAGCTCATATAACCTAAAATCTCTATTTTTAAATGCATGCTTCTGTATGGGAGCAGAAGGTTGTCCATAACAGACTACACCTATTAAATTAGGCGCGTATAGTCCAAAGCCTTCCCAGAAAATTCCCAACCTATGTGAGTAATGTTTAGCACTCACGATCTTGTTGGCAGTTTTTTTGTCTATGCGCCTAACACTATAGTCCATTTAGTTACCTCTTTGTACTGCCTGCTGCTCACTCAGGGCCTTCCACTGTGCAATTGCACCCATGTATTTTAGGAAGTTAGTAGTGAATGTTCTTCCTCTCAACTGGACTAATGCAGCCTCGCCGTGGTTTACGTACACTTCGTCGGCAGTCCTCGTTAATTCGCCATACGTCGTGAAGTAGGTGAACCAGCAAACTTGACAGCCACGGTGCCTTGGTTCTTTTCCAGGTACGAACTTATGTCCACAGCTAGATTGAACGTATTTCAGCGTACCGTTAGCTGAACTGTCATAGACCTTGATAAGCCGGGTCTTCAGATTTATCCCAGCATCCTCGTCTATAAGACCGAAACCCTCTACGATCTCTTGTGCAGTAATAGGCGGAGACGGCGCGTCCGACAGGAAGGTAACCGTCTCACCAAACCGGGCCGTATCATTTACGTTTATTTCCACGTCGTTCCTCTCTCTCGATCAAAAGCTTCTCTGATGCTGTTAGGGCTACTTCGCCAATGCCGAACTTCTGGTTCAGGATGTTGCGCTGGTCGATGGTTGCGTTCTCAGGGAGTTCCTGCTTGAGCTGATCTACTACGGCTGGCCTGCTGTTATCGCTGAGTTGCGTAATTGGCATCTTCTTTAGTCCTCTTGATCTTGTTAGCTCTGTTGGTTGTGCCTACCGATTGACGGGTGACACGAAAATACAATGTAACAGGACTGATCTTGCGGTCACGCAAAACCTGACCCACTCTTTGCTCGATGTCGATGCGCTCTTGTTGTGTGAATGCCTCGCCCTCTTCCCAGATGTACGTCTGAAGGAACTTAGTCTTCTCGTCTTCGGTAAGCGCGTCTTCTACTGCACGCTCGACATCACAGAAGAAGTCAAGTGGTGAAGGACGTAACACATTAGGAGTAGCGTGACCACTATCGAAGTCGTTGTTGGCAACTCTAATCGAGCTACGCTGTTTATATCTTGCGTACTGGCCATCGATAGGCTCTGGAAACGCGTATGGGTCTCCAATTACATCATCGAAAGCTGCCTTGTTTTCTGCGAACCGATCTGCTCGGCGCACCCTACTTACGTTTGAGTCCACTCTTACCTTTCGTTACTTTCGTTATCTTCATTCCAGCCAAGATCTTAGCCCTAACCTTCGTACCAATACGCCCTATGGCTGTAAATATCCTTTTCCCTAAAGCAATAGCTGCCGGAGGGTTCTGAACGTATTGGGCTGCGTTTATAACTAAAACATCGTTATCTCGAAACTTGCCAAGAGCACGATTGCAAGTAAAACAAAGCAGGCCCCTTAACTCACCTGTAAGATGATTGTGGTCTACTGCGAAGTCATTTTTGAAGTCTGATCTTGGACGTTTACATATACCACAGCAACCATCTTGGGACTTGAATATTAGCCGGTAGTCTGCGAGTGTAATGTGAAACTCTCGTTGTAGACGAAGATCTTTGGCTCGTTCCTTCGGTGTCAACTTACTTAGTTTGATGGACAAGTTGTGTTTCCTTCGAGGAAGCAACCCATGTCAATAAGCTTCAAGTTCCCGTCTTTGTCTTCCGCCCAATTGCCAGCATTATGCAAGTCAGAGTCTTCGACACCATGGTAGCGGTTAACAAGATATTCGAGTTTCCTGATAGTATCTGAATGCCTCTTGTGACCGACTCGCTTGTATTTCGGCATAACGATTGTACCGTACGTGTGATTGAAGTACAGAATCTCTGGCATAAGGGGCTTGAACATCTGCCATCTCTTTGCCTTTGACTTCATGACCTTTCTGATAGCGTCGACCTCAAGCCAGCTATGCTCGATACTGTATTCGATACGTTCTATGGACTGACCCTCACACCTCGGTAATTTGATGATCAGGTCCGTACCGATGATCTGGTACGCGTCTCTGTACGCGCCCCCGCCGACAGGCCGTAGGCTGAATCCACATTGCACCATCAGTTGCCTCTCCGTCTTTGGGTGATGATAGCGTATTGCTTCGAGGGCGCTTTCACGACGAGTCATTAGATGCCGATCTCCTCAGTCTCTTTCGGTTCCTCAGCTATCGTCTCAGATGCAGTTGCGTCGACGGAAGCTGGTGCGGTTTTCTCTACGGCCTTTTTGAGACCGGCGAGGTTCTGGTTTTGTATCTGTGCAGCGTGGCCGACGTTGTGGTTGGCCATTGCCTGAATGACTTTCTTCTGATGCTCCGACATCTCACTTACGGTCGAGGTAGCTCCGTTCATGTGGAGTTCACACCGGCCACCAGAGCTATAGCGGCTCAGGCCTACGGTCAGAAGCATACGATCAGAGAACGTCGCCTCTTCTTCCATCGGCGCGCCGCTGTCGAACTGCATGACGTCGGCGGTATTGTTGTTCGCGATACGTGGGCGGTGCAGCGTCAACATGCAATCGCAGTCCTTCGCGATCTGTGACGAGCCGTCTACGTTATCGGTTGACACCATCCCACCGCCCTGGATACGGTTCGGCTGGAGGATGCGAATAATCTGGACACCGTAATCTTTCGCGATCTGCGAAATAACCTTGCTGATCTCCGATAGGTGCTCGGTACGGTTACGGCCTTGGCCTCGCGGCGTCGTATCGGCCAGTCGTTGAATGTTGTCGATGGCAATCCACTTTACTCCATAGCGTCGGATACAGGCACGCATCAGGTTATAGATGTCTTCGCAGTTCTTGTACTGAGGATAGCAGAAGTAGAAGTCTCCTTCACGATCCTGTACTTCCTTTTGAAGCTTCGGCACTGCCTCTTTGAACTTCGCGAGGAGAGCATGGGACTCAGCTTCGTCCTTTGGTAGGTTGTCTTCGATACCTGCCTTGTGCGAGACCCACTTACGGGCCATGCGCGCTCTGGTCATTTCGAGACAGATGAACACACCGTCTTCACCGTATGTGGAGCACATGTGCTCCATCAGGTTCATCGCATAGGTAGTCTTTCCAACCTTCTCAGGTGCGAGGATGTCAATGACATCACCCTCGTCAAATCCCACGAGCTTATTCTGGCTAGGCCAAGCGGACTTATACTTCGGTTCCAGGCCGCTCTTCCCTTCGAGCTCGTCCATAAACTCAGAAAGCGAATCCTTGGAACTCGCAACGCCATCAACGTCAAAGAGAACAGCTTCCTCTTTGAGCTTCGCGAACGATTCTGCTGTACCGCCGCCGAACGTGAAGTATTCATTCAAGTCCTTCCCGAGGCGTTCAGTGCCATCGTCTTTAGGTACCATGAAGTCTGGTAGAGTAATCTTCCAGCACTTCTCAATGCCGATCTTCGCTGCGAGAGTCTGCGCTGCTTTCTGGCCCACTTTGTCTTTGTCATAGCAAATGTATATCTTTTCCAGTTCGAGTTTATCGAGTACGTCGATCCACTCGGCCTTCTTAAAGTTAGCGCCTGGTACACCACAGATGTCTATGACAGCGTGATCCATTGCTGAGATACAGTTGGCCTCACCTTCGACCATCACGATCTCTTTGAGGCCTTCCTTGTTCAGAGCCTCCTGATTGTACAGCGGCACCGTCCAGCCCATCGGAGAGCTAAACGCCTTCGGTACCTTACCAGGATTGTCCATGTCAGGGCAAGTCCGGTAATGTACGAAGACACTGTTGGAATTAACCAAGTACGGGTAGATGATAGCCGGAACCTTACCGGTTTCACGGAAGTACCGTTCTGGTGTGTATCCTAGTTTCTGCTGCTCGATGATGGCGCGCGAGAAGCCGCGACCGTTCATCAGGTAGTCCATTGCGTTTGCGTTTTCGAGGAGGGCTTGATGAGCCTCTTCTAGATCAGGTAGTTCTTCTGTCTTGCGTCCTGTGTCGCCTGAGTCCTTGCGCGATTCGACTTCAGGGATAGTCACTCCTAAATGCTGCTTCAGGCTGGTTAGATTGCCCTGCTTACCACACTTCATGCAGGCGCACAAACCGTCCCTGTTTGCCTGCGAGTCATCTGCACCATGCAGAGACATCCTAAAATGGTACCCATCTTTGTCGCAGTAAGGGCAAGTCTCAATCTCATATTGTGGAGGACCGGCTGATCTCCAATTCCAGCCCCGAGAGGTAATAAACTGCATCGCCTTGCTTGTTACTAGTTCACTTGGTACAGTCATTTGCTAATTCAAATATACAGTAAAAAGGGCCGTTTGTCAAGCCTAAATTTCATCATCTCTGAAGAGTCTTTGTTGCTGCTCTTTAGTAGACGCCATTGCATCTAATCTCTGTAAAAACATTTCCATCGGATCGGGGGCCATATTCGCAGCACGCTCGTCATCATCATGTCGTAAAGTAAGCTTTACTTCTATGCTGGCGAACTTGGCCATGAGGTCGCAGATCTGACCCGCCGATGGAGGCGCTTCCTGGTCTTCTTTTGAACGGCCTTGGTTCCAATCAGAGAAAACCTTTGAAGCACGGATCAGTCTTGAATAGTAAGAGGTATCTCGCGTAGGAGATTCTATCTTACCCTCTTGCACTTCCTCTTGGTACTGCTGACCGATAGACTTTGGAAAAAAGGCTTTCATCTTGGCATACCAATCGCCGGAGAACGTAGCCTCATTGGTGGTAACCGTGGCGTCACCCATCTTTAGTTCGACTTCGGTGCACGCACTGTCTACGTCTAACTTCGCCAACTTCAACCTTGCCCACTCAGGTAGTTTTGGACCTTTGCTTCCCGAGAATGGTAGCGGAGACGTGTGAGTTAGTTTGTCGCTTTTCTTGGAAAACTTATTCTGTCCCATTTATATCTGCACCATCACTATGTACCGTGATCGTCCCTTAGCTGCGAGAATGGCTGACAGGCAAGACTTCTTAGAGAAGCTTACACCGAACGTAGGCGAGTAGTAAAACCAACCCACCTCCGGTACCTCAGAGCAGACGTTATCATCCGGTGTCAGCGGTAGGATCGGATCAGGCGTTGGCGTGCTGACTTGAGCTGCCATCGGGATAGCAAGAAGGAGCGGGAGTAGGATTCGACTTCGCATGTTTGCCATGATAGTAGTTCCACACCTCAGTGTCAAGTTGTCTTACGGTTTTATTTTGGTTAACTGCAATGATTTTGAATGCCATTTCTAGTCGATTGTATAGCGTACCTGAAGGAGGGGTAGATGTAGGTACTTTATAGACGCCTTGGGCGCGGAGGAACTTCAGGATATGCGTGTCGAGCGGAACGCAATCGGCCTTGGGGTTCGTGTAGAGAACGATTAACGAGGCGGTCTTAGGGCCGATGCCGTCGATTTGCTGGA